TAATTGAACTAATTACAAGATACTTTCCTGATTGGAGGCGTATTCTAAATGAAATCCAACATCATTCTGCTAGCGGTCGGATTGATTCGACTGTCTTTGGTTCTACTAGTAGCGATGCTTATAAAGTACTTATTGAGGCTTTAAAAAGCAAAAACTTCACTGCCATGCGTAAGTGGGTGGGAGAACACTCAGACACCGATACGACTACATTGTTTCGGCACTTGTATGACAACGCAGCAGAATCGGTCACATCCGCCGCTATTCCACATCTGATCGTCATCCTTGCTGAGTATCAGTATAAGGCAGCATTCGTTGCTGATCAGGAAATAAACATAGTTGCGTGCTTTGCCGAGATCATGCGTGACTGTGACTTCAAATGAAAACCTACATTCATGTGAATCAGCATATTATTCGTTCTAATAAGAAGAATAATACAAGTGAGGCAGTCATCACAGTCAAGCGTGGATCGAAAAATACATACTGCAAAAAGGTGCGTATTCTAGGTCCATCAGAGGTTGTATACTCAGGTAATGACAAGCCCTTGCTTCCTTGCGGAGCACGAGTTGCTGTAGTTACCGAAAGTGAAGTGGAGATTCTTGAATGAATATCACACAATTAATGGCATGTAATCATAAAGAGGAACCTGAGGCCAAAGAAGAAAACTTCAAACTCAAAGCACAATATAGTCCTTTTGATTTTATTGACAGCATCAACTATACCAAGAAGAATCTTCTTAGTGATGCAGAAAATCCTGAGTACGAGGAAACTAGATACAATCCATGGATAGTTAATAAAGGATTGTCATATTTTCCAGATACAATTGGATTTGCGAACCTGATCAATAGTAAGTATCATTTGGATCATAAGCTTCAATATGATTTTTTAATAAATATCATCAAACCCAAGAAAAGATACGCTAGATGGGCGAAAAAGACAGAAAAGGGTGACATTGATATTGTAAAAGAAGTCTACGGGTATTCAGACAAAAAGGCTGAAATTGCGTTATCATTGTTGTCCACCGAACAACTGGCTGAACTAAAAAAAATAAAAAACAAAGGTGGATTTAAAAATGAGACTACCAGTAGAATCACTAATCGAAGTCATGCTCAAAGAACCTGACGACTTTCTAAAGGTCAAAGAGACATTAACTCGTATCGGCATTGCTTCGCGCAAAGACAAGACGCTTTATCAATCTTGTCACATTCTGCATAAGCAAAAAAAATACTATATCGTACACTTCAAAGAACTATTTGCTCTTGATGGCAAGCCTACAGATTTTTCAGAAACTGATATTGGTCGGCGCAATACAATTATTAACCTACTTGCTGAATGGGGTCTGGTTACTATTGTTGATCCTGAAAAAACAAAAGAACCTATCACACCTCTTAGCCAAATCAAAGTTCTTGCTTATAAAGAAAAGGGTGAATGGTCACTGGTGACTAAGTATAATATCGGTAAGAAATAATCATGAAGGTATATTATGAACAATCCGTGGGATCCTGCTTGGTTGCAACGACCACCACCTAAACCTGTTTGGGAGTGGGATGTCTTTGGCGGAAGAATTTTCGTCTTAAATATTCCATGGGAAGTTTCATGGTTTAAAAGAACTCGCACTAAAATATTTTTGGGGAGTAGGTGGAAGCGTCTATAAATAATGTTGACGATGCCTTCGGGGTCGTCTTTTTCACTAACCTTGCTTTAACTAGGAGGCATTTATGAACACATCGTTCTATTCTGTTGGTATTGATCATTTCTTTGATCATTTGGCAAACGTACATTCTCAGTTTTCCAAATCACTTACTACTACATATCCCCCGCACAATATTGTCGAACTCTCTGCTGACAAATGGCTCGTAGAGCTTGCAGTCGCTGGTTTCTCAAAGAATGAGATTCAACTAGAGCTAGACAAAGATATTCTCACCATCAATGGGCATCCTACTATTGGAACCCTAGTCGCAGATGGCATCGAGAAAGTATACCGTCACAAAGGTATTTCAGATCGCCCATTCGAGCGAAAGATTGTGCTAGCAGAACATGTTGAAGTCTCTGAGGCAACACTCAAGGATGGCATGCTCAAGATTTATCTTGAGCGTAAGATTCCTGATCACAAGAAGCCAAAGAAGATTCACATCGTTTAAGTGATATTTTTGTTATGATAAATACGAGGGCGGAGCAATCCGCCCTTTTTTATTTGTGAGAATACTATGATTACACTAGACCAACTTCAAAAAATATCTGGTAATGTAGCGCATCTGGCAAACTATGTCGATCCGCTCAACAAAACTTTTGCAAAGTATGAAATTAATACTTCCAGACGAATTGCAGGATTTCTATCTCAAGTCATTGTTGAGACAGGCGGATTTCGTGTTCTTGTAGAAAATATGAATTATACTGCTGAGGGTCTACTCAAAGTATTCCCGTCACATTTTGATTCTAGCAATATAGACGCCTATGCACATAATCCACAAAGGATTGGCAGTAGAGTATATGCTAATCGTATGGGCAATGGCGATGAGGCGTCAGGTGATGGGTATACATACCGTGGACGCGGATTGTTGCAAGTGACAGGAAAAACTCCATACGAAATGGTTGCTGATGATCTGGGTGTGCCTCATTCAAATATAATTACATACATGGAATCTACTGAAGGTGCTTGCATGTCAGCAGGGTGGGTTTGGACGCAAAAGCGACTCAATCCTATCGCTGATCAAGGTGACATAGAAAACATTTCTACTCGTATTAACGGACGCACACCTGCTGAGGCTTTAGCTGATAGAGTTAAGTATTACAATCTGGCCACATCTGTCTTGGGGTAGAAATGCAATCATTCAAGGGATATCTTAAAGAAGAAAAGCTCACGCTTGAGTATCATGATACTCTAAATCCTTTGTTGTGGGAGAATGATGATCTCAAGCCCATAATTCGTGAGCGCTTATTGCAGATTGGTAAAATGTGGGCACGTTCTGCAAATATTCCAGAAACTGCTGTACGAGATATTATTCTTACTGGTGGTAATGCAAACTATAACTATACGTCGCACTCTGACCTTGATGTGCATCTTCTTGTCAATCTCGAGAAAGTTCCTGTAGATAAAAAGATCGTCAATGACTATCTTTATGATAAGAAAATGCTTTGGGCATATAAGCACCCTAATCTGAAGGTTATGGGGTATCCTGTAGAATTGTATGCTCAGGATTATCGCCAACCTGTAACATCAAAGCAGGGTGCATATTCCTTGATGAAAGGCAAGTGGTCATATAAGCCCAATATTGAAAATCATCCTGACTTTGAAAACGACAAAGCACTTCTTAGTAAAATAGAACAATATAAGAAAGTCATTGAGCGTATTTTGACAGGTCCTGGCGATCACACCAAAGAAATTAATGACCTTAAAGAAAAATTTTATCACATGCGTTCTGCAGGGTTACAACATGCGGGTGAATTTTCTAATGAAAACTTAATGTACAAAGAGCTGCGTAATCTCGGCTACATTGATCGGTTAAATGATTATCTTCAAAAGAAACATGACGAGATGTTATCATTAACCGCTTGATTTAGATTCGGAGTTTGTGTTATGATTGTGCATGACAGTGATGAGGTACAGGATGAAGAAGTTTTACACTCATGCCCTTCAGCGTGGCAGTTATATATATCTGCGCGGAATAGAGAATGGCAAACGATTCAAAACAAAAGTTCGTTACCGACCGTATCTATTCGTACCTGCGAAGAAGGGCAGCACATCACCATACAAGACCCTTTCTGGATCTACCGTAGACCGAATAGATTTCGATGACATCTACGAAGGTAGAGAATTCATAAAGCGATATGATGGTGTTTCAGGCCTGGAGATTTATGGTCTTGATAAGTTTCTTTATACCTTTCTCAATGATGAATACTCAGGTGAACTAGTTTATGATAAGAGTCTAATCAATATCTGCAATATTGATATTGAAGTTGAATCTGATTCTGGGTTTCCCAATATTCGAGATGCCGACAAGGCAGTCACGGCAATCACGATGCAGGTTGGTAGTACGATCTATGTTCTAGGTTGCGGCGACTACACACCTTCACAAGATGCTGTTACTTATATTAAGTGTACCAATGAAGCAAATCTCTTACTAAAGTTTCTTGAGGTTTGGCAGGCTTTGGACATTGATGTGATCACAGGTTGGAACGTAGAATTTTTTGATATACCCTATCTTGTTAATCGCATCACCAAGGTACATGACGAGACATTCGCCAAGAAACTCTCGCCATGGAATATGCTTGATGAGAAAAAGATAGAGATCAATGGCAAGGAACAGCAGGCCTATAGTCCTGTAGGTATTGCTGTGCTCGACTATTTGCAACTGTACAAGAAGTATACTTACACCAATCAAGAGTCCTATCGACTAGATCATATCTGTTCTATTGAGATTGGTGAAAGCAAAATCGATTATTCCGAGTTTGATAATTTATTTGCTTTGTATAAGGAAGATTATCAGAAGTTCATCGATTATAATATCAATGACGTTCTTCTAGTACAAAAACTAGATGACAAGATGAAGTTGATTGATCTTGCATTCACGATTGCCTATGATGCCAAGACGAACTACGAGGATGTGTTTACATCAGTTCGTCTGTGGGATGTGATCATTCACAACTATCTTATCAATCAAAAAATCGTTATTCCACAATTCAAGCACACACAAAAGTATGCAGCATTCGCAGGTGCCTATGTCAAAGACCCACTAGTTGGTCAGCATGATTGGGTTGTCTCTCTAGACGTTACCTCAGAATACCCGTCAATCATCGTGCAGTATAATATCTCACCCGAAACCTATGCAGGTAAGGTAAGGCATAACTATACTGTTGATCAATTGTTGAATGGCGCGTTTAATGATGATGAAATTCAAAATCAATTAAAAGATTCTAACTTTGCTATCACGGCGAACGGGTGTCTTTGGGATCGAAGTAAGAAAGGTGCATTACCTGCTCTTGTAGAAAAGATGATGGATGATCGCAAGATCTACAAGAACAAGATGCTGGATGCCAAGCGCAAGTACGAAAAGACTCCTACGCAGGAACTTAGTAATGAGATTGCACGTTATACTAATCTACAAATGGCGCGTAAGATTCAACTCAACTCACTGTATGGCACGCTAGGCAATCAATACTCCCGCTGGTTTCAGATTGAATTTGCAGAGGCAATCACACTTACAGGGCAGTTTGCGATTCGTTGGATTGAAAAAAATCTCAATGAGTACATGAATAAACTGCTTAACACAACCAAGAGGGACTATGTGATTGCGGTTGATACGGATTCGAACTATCTCAACATGGGTCCAGTGGTAAAGAAATTTTTATCAGGCAAAACAACAGAGCAAACGATTGACGCGCTTGATAAGATTTGTAAAGACAAACTAGAACCTTACATTGAAAAATGCTTTGATGATCTTGCACAGCATACTAATGCTCATACAAGCTTTCTGAGGATGAAGCGTGAATCGATTGCTAATAAGGGAATCTGGACAGCAAAGAAGCGATACATTCTCAACGTCTATGACAATGAAGGTGTGCGTTATGCCGAAGCAAAACTCAAGATGAACGGCATTGAGGCAGTCAAGTCATCAACACCTGCATCCTGTCGAGCAAAGATTAAAGATGCTTTGAAGTTGATTATGGAAACTGATGAGGCAACATTGCAACGATTCGTAGAGAAGTTTCGCTGCGAGTTCGTTCAAATGAGCTTTGAGCAGATTGCATTCCCGCGAGGGTGTCGTGGATTGTCTGAGTATCGTAGTCGTGAGAACATTTATCAAAAAGGAACTCCCATACATGTTCGTGGTGCGTTGTTGTACAACTCACTACTAAATAAACATAACCTGACCATGAAGTATCCTCAAATCCAAGAGGGTGAAAAGATCAAGTTCTGTTATATGAAAACTCCTAATCCCATCAAGGAGAACGTATTGGCAGTCGCCACCGTACTTCCCAAGCAGTTTGGGTTGGAAAGATACATTGACTACGAAACACAATTTGAAAAGGCGTTCCTGGATCCCATGAGAATTATTTTAAACGTGATCAATTGGTCACCTGAGAAGATTAGTACACTAGAAGGATTTTTTGAATGAACAAACCAACTTTAGATTTTGATGATGATTTTGACTTTGGATTTACATCAACCACACCCGAAGAAATTGCTGCACCTGTAGTAACAGAAACAGTAGATAAGATTTTAAAGGCAATCGAACCCTTGCTCAAGAATCTAGAGAAAGACGCAGACAAGAGCGATAACATTTATTGGCCTAAACGTGCCGAGAAAATTCAACAGTTTAGAAAGAAGCTTTATAAGATTGCAGGGAGGTAATATGCAAGAATATATGCAATACATGTGCCTGAGAGGAGATCCTATCGATGGCAATTCACCATGGATGTGGGTTGCTGCTGATACAGAAGCATGGACGGGAATTCGTGATGACTGGAATAAGTCGCACAAGAAAACATATGAAGAGCTTGTAGAAGAAAAGACGGTATGTGTACAAGCAGGTGGGTGCATGGGTATGCAACCTAGATTGCTCTCTGATATGTTTAAGCGCGTATATACTTTTGAACCTGATCCTTTGAATTTCTTATGTCTAGCATTTAATTGTCAAAAAGATAATATTATCAAGTTGCAAGCTGCACTAGGTCATGAGAATAAGCTTATCACAGTCAATAGAAAATTCCAATCAAATCTAGGAATGAACACAATTAATGAAGATCACCAAATAATTCCTATGATTACTCTTGATTCTTTGAACCTGGACGCTTGCAGTTTTATTCAGCTTGATGTAGAATATTATGAACTGAATGTACTGCGCGGCGCCGTTAAAACTATTGAGAAATTTAAACCTGTCATTAGTTGTGAACTTGGATTTTTAAATTGGTTTGATCAACAAAAGCAGGCAGGATTAAATCATAACGGAAAACTTTTGAAAGACAATACACTCAATGCAGACATTCTTGAGTTTTTGGAACCCTTTGGATATAAAAAGATTGCGATGAGCTGTGCTGATGCAATTTATAAAGTAGTATAATGGAGATAATATGAGCATTTTGGAAAAATTGAAAAAGACATCTACAATCAAAGAAACCGACATCCTTGCTGATTCAAAGTTCTTTGAAAAGAAAGATATGATTCCGACGTCTGTGCCGATGCTCAATGTGGCATTGTCAGGACGATTGGATGGCGGATTGGTTCCTGGTATGACGATGTTTGCAGGACCATCTAAACATTTCAAGACCGCATTCTCGTTGATGATGGTCAAAGCGTACATGGAGAAATACCCAGATGCCGCCCTTCTATTTTATGACTCTGAATTTGGCGCCCCCCAGGCATATTTTAAGACATTTAAAATTGATCCTAGCCGAGTTGTCCACACACCTATTACAGATATCGAACAGCTTAAACATGATCTCACCAATCAAATTAATTCTATTGAACGTGGTGATCGTGTCATTATCGTAATCGACTCCATTGGAAATCTTGCTTCTAAGAAAGAAGCAGATGATGCACTTGAAGGAAAGAGTGCTGCTGACATGACTCGTGCTAAGCAAATCAAGTCGCTATTCCGTATTGTCACGCCGCACTTGACAATTAAAGACATTCCGCTTATTGTAGTCAATCATACCTATATGGAAATGGGCATGTATCCCAAGGCGATTGTTGGCGGCGGTTGTGTAATTGCTGGAACAAAGATTCAACTTGCTGATGGAACTTATAAGAGTGTTGAAGATTTCGTTGTTGGCGATTTAGTTAAAACACTAAATGGTCCGCAGGAAGTTACTGCTATCTGGAATCCAGAAACTCTAGATGATGGTGAACCTGAATGTTATGAAATTGA